TTACGGAAGGTACGGTCTGAAGGGATTTCATTGCCTTCAACGATCTTGTAAGGCTTACCAGTCGGTACGTCCTTCTTAGCAATCTGCTCAATTGTTAAGCCACAGTTCGGTGCAGGTGTAATCACTGATACACCACCGTTGTCATTTTGATAAATAATTCGTTGAGTCATTTGTTTCTCCTTCAAGAATTTCGGTTAGCGGAAGACTGCCGCTTGTGCTACTTCAGTATCAACATTGGCGTTTGTAAAACAAACATAATAAAATGCGCTTGTAGATACAGGCCCACCAGTTGCTAAATCAGTCCTGCTTGTATTAGGTGTATTATCCCCAGATGCTACTATTACCGAATAATTTGTATCCGGCATAGCTGTCGTAAGATTTATTGTGTAATAACCAACACCCTCATCAGTAACACTACTTACGTTGTAGCTTTCCCTAATATCACAATTCCCGCCAGTGTTCGTTCTACCGTCAAAGTTAACCCACGCCTTTGCACTACCTTTGACCACATCAGTTGTTGATGTTGTGTTAGTTCCGTCGGAGATGTTTGTTACGTTTAATGTACTCATTAATTTCTCCTAGCGGAATACTGCGACACAAACAATTTCATTATCAACAAATGCGGTTGTATACACTCTAATATCTACACTGCTTGTTGTATAAGTTCGTGCAGTAGCAATGCGATTAGCTCCGCCTTCACCTGTAGTACTTGCAACAGCATAATTAGCGTCCGTAAACGCAGTAGAAAAATTTACCGTGTAACTGCCAGTGTTATTATCAGTAACACTCGACACATTTCCACTCCCACGAATATCGCAATTACCACCTGTATTTGTAGTACCATCAAAGTTCACCCAAGCACGACACTTGTAGTTCTCAGTGCCATCAGTATTCTGCCATGTATTAAATTTAACTGTACTCATACAATTGTCCAAACTGAGCCGCTAGGCACTGTGACTGTTACGCCTGTATTAATTGTTACTGGCCCTGCACTCATTGCATTCTTGTCTGTAGTGATTGTGTAGTCTGCTGTGACTGTCTGATCGTTCTCATAGAACACTGCGTCAGTACCACCGCCAGTAGCTCCTGTAGGAATCTCTGCCAGTGTAAACGTAGTAAACGCTACAACACTAACAACATCTCCTGCAGTCGCACCAGAGGCTAGTACAACATCACTACCGTTAGTTGCTGTGTAGTCAGAGGCATCTAGGTGTACACCGTTAAGATAAACATCTAAGTAACCCGGAGTGTACCCAGAGGTAGCAAAAGTTGTCTGGCTTGCAGTAGCTGTGAAATTATCACGAGTCTGCGTTGCCTGTGGTACTGGGATGTTACCAATGTATCCTGACATTAAGGTTTCTCCGGCCAAACGATATCATCTAGGCTAGTGTATGTATCTGTAATATCACGCAGTGCTTGTCGATAGGCTGTCTGCTCCGCTGTCATTGTCAGGTCAGACGATGCCCACCAGTCTGTGTTTGCGAGACGTTCATTGCGTTCGGATCTGAGTAAGCGCATAGGTTCTGCGGCTTCAAGCTCTGCAATCTTGGCTGTGATTTCAGCTTCAGTAGGCTCAGACTGTTCTGTGTCGAGCCACTCTAGTTCATCACCATGCAATACCCATTGTGCTTTAGGGCGGAGTGCTTGGAGTGCTTTTGCTTTCATATTCATCCTGCAATCTCCATAAGAATAATTCTTGCTTCTGTTGATTGCGAACAAAACTCGACTGAACTACCAGTTTGGGACTTAAAGTACAAAGTATATGTTACCGATGAAGTTGTTGAAGGAGAGTCTAAGTGATTTAAGGTTGTTATCCCAATTTGCCTTGCACCGCCATTATATGGGCCGTCAAATGCAGTGTTTGCACCCCCAGAAATGTTGGATGCATCCCTATAAAGTGCAAAGTAAATCTGCCTACCAGAAGCATCAGTATCATAAACACCATTTAATAGTACGAGAATTTTATTAGATGCCGATGATGGCGTAATATTCGCAGATAAGTTTGCAGTGACATACGATGTGCTAGATGTTGTTGTAGATGTTGTAGATGTTCCTTGCACAACCTGCAACACCTTACCACCTGTACCCGCAGGTAAAGTTACGGTCTTGCCAGACAGGTCAAGCGTACTCGCCAAATCAGCAGAGGTTACACTACCATCTTCAATGTCAAGTAGCGTCTGAGACTGTTGCGCTCCGATGTAACCTGCCATTAGGTTTGCTCCATCACACTAACAATCACATCCACGTTACCGGAGGCATCAGAAGACTGTACTGTTACAGTGTCTGTTGTCTCTGCAATTAGCTTCCCATCAAGTACAGACAGGGCAGACCCTGCAGGAACTGGAGCATCTTTAACAACAAACTTAGATGCTACTTTAACGCTAACAGTCAATGAAGATGTTGTCGTATTGGCAACATTACATCCAAGAATAATACCTGTTGTTGAAGCACCTACAGTATACACAGTAGTTTCTGTGTCGTCTGTGAGGCTTGCTGTGTAGTTAAGAAATGTATTTGCCATGTTTTATCCTAGAGCAATTGCCAGTGCTGTTGCATCATCAATGCTTGCATACGCTTGTAAATCTGAAATCTGTGACTCTGTAATTGACAGTGCCGCTTGATGCTGAGTGACAGACGATTGAGTGATATTAGCGTCTGGTACATTTGCCCAAGTTACCGCAGATGTCAAGTCATTTGTTTCGGCTGTCAGGTAAGACTGAAGATCACTTATTTGTGACTCTGTAATACTAAGGGCGGCTTGGTGTTGAGTAACTGATGATTGAGTAATGTTTGCATCAGGGACGTTAGCCCATGTAACAGCCGCTGTAAGATCATTAGTTTCAGTAAAGCTAGTCAGGTATCCTGAGTCGTTTGTCAGCGTTGAAATGTTGTCGCCAGACTGTAACGCACTGTCAGCTAAAGCACCCTGTGCCGCTGTTGCGTAGTCTGTTGATGCTGTCGTAGCCGCTGTACCTAAGCCTAAGTTAGTACGTGCTGTAGCGGCATCAGCAAGGTCAGAGAGATTGTTAGATTGTAGTAACGCACCAGTAGCAGAGATTTCAATCCACAGGCTACCGTTCCAAACCTTTAGTGCTAAATCAGTTGTGCTGTAGAATAACGCACCGTCTTGGAGTGCATCACCATCATTATCGACTGTAGGATCACTTGACTTTGCACCAAGATAGATGTCGTCAAAGTTATCAAAGGCTGTCTCTGCAAGCCCTTGTGCAGTCTCTGCTGCAGTCTGTGCAATGACGGCGTTGTTATAAGCTGTCTCTGCGGCAGTTGCATATGTACTTGCAGTTGTTGCTGAAGACGCTGAAGCAGTCGCACTATTCGCTGATGCTGTTGCGCTAGTAGCCGCATTAGTTGCTGACGTAGCGGCTTGAGAAGCTGAAGTTGATGCGGCTGAGGCTGAGTTAGCGGCATTGACCGCCTGTTCTGTTACAGCAGTGACTGTAGCATCTGTTGTAGAATCACCTGCCCCACCTACACCACGAAAGATAGCCATTCATCAACTCCAGTTAAGAATAAGGAAGGGGGCCTAAATAGACCCCCTAGACAGTAGTTAAACTACTACTGAAAGTACGTTCTCTTCACGGAGAACTTTAGTGCCGTACAGAGTATCAGCAGTAAACAAGTTCGCAAGGAACTCTTGCTTGTACTGAGTCTGTGAACGTACAGCCATCTGCTCTGCAAGAACGAAAGCGTCCTTGTGCATCATAGTCATGACACGACCAGAAGTGGTAGAGCCAGTGACAGTTGGAGCGTTAGATGTAACGTAAACGTCAACACCGTAAAGCTGACCGATTTGACCGTTGTTAACACCACGACCGTTTACAAAGTCAGAAGACACGTAACGATCAATGCCCATGATAGTGTTGCGAATCACAGGAGGGATAATCAATACACGACCTTCCATAGGAACATCAGCATCGTCCAACCGTTGAATCATGTTGCGGAAAGCCGCATCAGAGAACGCTTCAAGAGCAGTAGAGTCATCGTAGTCAATCAAGACATCAGATGCACCGTTGATCTGGTAGTGAGACTGAGTAGCATCAGCACCATCAGCAGTACCTGCATCGTTTGACACGTTCAACAACTCTGCGAACAGATCGTCATCGACTTGCTTAGCAAGAGCGTAACCTGCATCGTCAGTGTAGAAACGACGGAGTGAATCCAACGCTTGTACTTCTGTGATGTCCTCGATCAAGCGTGAGTATTCATAGTGCTTGTCGATAGTGATTACAACTTCTGTGTTAGCAGTCTGTTGAATTGTTACAGTGTCAGCCGCTGTCTTTGCATTGGCTGCGCCACGAACAGGCTTAGGAATGTGAAGAGTATCACCTTTCTTACCAGTCATAGGCATTTTGTTTACAAGGTTAGCAAGAACGAGGTT